ATTTTGTAAATAGAAAATAAATGAGTGCAAAACAACGCGCAGCACGCGCAAGGTTTAAGGCGGCAGTTGCAGAGGCAAAAAAGCTGCGAAAGAAAAACCCTAAGCTGACAAATACGCAAGCCTTACGCCAAGCGTTTGCAATAAGCTATGGAAAAAAGCGCGCAAAAGTAGGGGCAGCAAAGAAAAGCAAGCCGTCTGAAAAAAATATATTACAAAAGATAAAAACTGTAAAAAACAAAGTTAACAGCTTAAATAAAGCGCAGCAAGATCATATGAGTATAGGCGCTATAAAGAATAAAGGCATACGAACTTTGCAAAAAAAATTCGGCATATTAGCTGCAAAAAAATTATTAAAAAAGAAAAAAAGTGAGGCTAGAAAGTTACAAAAGCAAATGACAAAAGTAAAATCACAGCTAAAAAAACTAATACAGCTATAATGTATAAAATTTTGCCTTACACGTATGCACAGGCAAGGCGGCTAAATGTAACTGTAAAGCCAAGCACGCGACAGGGTAAAAAAATAGATGTTTATGACAGAAAAGGAAATTATTTAACAAGTGTAGGCGCTAGGGGTTATTTAGATTATGCCAACTATAAAAAATTATTTGGCAAAAAAATAGCCGACAAGCGCAGGCGATTGTATAAGCAAAGACACCAGGCTGATAGAAAAGTAAAAGGATCGCCAGGGTATTTTGCAGATCAGTTGCTATGGTAACTAGAATGTAGTATTAATTAATATAAAACAAAATGGCAAGAAGAAGAAAAAGACGCACCCCAGGACGCAGGAAGCGTATGGGTGCAATCGGAAAGGCTGATTTTGCAGCAGCAGCAGGAATTATTGCTGGTGCAGTAATTGGCAAAAAGGTAGCGCAGTTTATCCCTATTCAGGACGCAAGAATCAAAAATGCGGCTGTATTAGGTATCGGATTAGCGTTTCCTATGTTACTCAAAGGCGATATAGGCAAAGCAGTTGGAAATGGTATGATCGCAGCAGGCGGCGCAGGGTTGATCGGTCAGCTAGTTCCACAACTGGGGCAAATGGACGACACTATGACCTTCCCAGTAACAGTTGGCGAAGTGCCTGACACGATTAGTGTTATCGCTGGTGATGATGATGTTATGGCTGGTGATGATCTAAGTGTGTTAGCTGGTATGGATGATGATGACTGCTAATGCACTCACCTGTGTTCACCTTCATTTTTAAAAATTAAAAGCCCAGCCCTGGGCGAACGAACAGGGCAACAAAAAAAATGGCAAGTACAGTAGGCACACGCCTAGCCTTTGAAAAGGCAAAAGAAGCGGTAAACCGCGCTGGTTATTCACTCAATCAGGCAGTATTATCGCAGTCGTATCTTCGTTTGGAAGTATCGCTATCAACTAGCATAACTAACTACGAATTCCCAGTATTAGTAAATGGAACGAGTGCAAGTTCTACAAGCGCGACAAACACAGAAAAGCGCTTGCAACTACAGGACGCCTTTGTTTGCAGCAGCCTTTTCATAGGCTTCGCGTTTCCAAGTAGTTCAACAGCTAGTAACTTTCAGTTAGTGACTTACCCTAACGCTAGTATTTTTTCTAGTGCTAACACAGCAACTAGCTTATTTAATTGGTACAACAGTACACTATCTTTAACTGTTAATGGTCGTGAGATAGTGCCTGCGTATGATGTTTACAGACATTACAGCGTACCACAACAGCAGACAACTGCAAATGCTGACTATTCTTCTAGTGCTATATCCTACAAAGACCAGCAAAGTGGTGCTGATAGTGGTTTTTACCCTATTGAACCAGGCTGGGTTATGGTAGGTAGTAAGCAAAACACCTTACAAGTGCAGCTTGCAACAGCTATGGCAGCAGTAGAAAGTAATAGCAGGGCGGTTATCATTATGCGTGGTCACTTAGCACAAAACGTGACACCAGTGCGTTAATTTATTTCTCTTTCAATTGGCGGCGGCCTAGTGCCGCTGCCTTTTTTAAAAAAAATGTAAAACAAAAAACAATGGCTTTTAAGACTAGCAAATACGAGTTAGTAGAATTGACTGTCGCAGGGGTGGCGTCCACTGGAAACACTGGCACGCAGTTTAGCTTCCCTGATCTGCCAAAACTACGCTATACAAATTTGCAAGCTATGGAAACCTTTGCAGTAGATACAGTAACCGTTTCCCCTAATAATATAGCGCTGCCAAGTGCTGCTATTATCCAAAAAAGTTACCTAGTGCTATATGCTAACGAAAGGCAAGACATTTACAGAGTGCCGCTTGTTAGTATGATCCGCACACAGGCAACAACTAACGCAACAGCGCCTTTTGTACGCGCTTTGTATGAGTTTGCACCTGGCACGCAGGTAACTTGGGACAAGTGTTTTATCCAGCTTGCAAGCGCACCAGCAAATACAACTAATATCAGTTATATTTTTGGCGTTTATTACAACTAATATGCTATGCCTGCAAATGCACAACTACGCAGCGCAAGCGCTGTACTAAATTGGTATAATGATCAGCCGCAAGCGGCTTTTAAGCTGTACCGCTTTTCTGTAATGTCAAAAAACATTACAGGCGCTTATAGTGGCAAAAGCAAGGAAGAGGGCGCAGAAAAGCTGCAAAGTGAACTTGCGCTAATTGCAAATGATGACTATAACAATTATGTATTAGGGTTATTTGACGATAAAGACAAAGACAAAACGACACCAGCGCTAAATAAAGTATTTGTAATAAACGAGCAGCCTTATGGCGTAATGGCAGGCTATAACATTGGCGCAAGGGGATATGAAAATGAGATCCTGTCAGAGTTGCGCGCTATACGTGCAGAAAGGCTAGAAGATAAGCAGGCGCAAGAAAATGAAGAAGAGGAAGAGGAAACGCCTAGCAGTATTTTAGTAGGTATGCTAAAACAGCCTAACGTTCAGCAAATGCTGATAGATGTAGTTGGCGGCTTTGCGAGAAATTTCAGCCGCCCAACAGTGCAAGCAGTAAGCGGCACGCACACGGAAGCAGATATAGCGCAGATTTTACAAACGCTGTATGCAAAAGGGGTAACGCCTGATGACCTTGGCAAGCTGGCTGCTATGGATCAAAAACAAATATCATTTTTACTGCAAATGCTGCGTAAGTAATGGCAAAAGGTATTAAAATATCTACGACAGACGTTTTACTAATAGGTGGCGGTCTGCTTGCTTTTACAGCAATAAAACGCTTACTAATAGCTGGCGGCATAGCAGCAGGGCCAGGTACAAAGGCAGTTAGCAGTCAATTAACAGATCCCACCAGCTATTGGAAGCCACTATATTACAAAAAAACAGGCGGCAGGCTTATCACTAGATTAACAGCCGGCATAGCTGCAAAACAGATACATAACGCTTTCGGTATTTTTCAAGATGACTTTAACGCTGTTATGGCAGTATTTAGCAAAATGCCTAGCAAAGCTGCTGTATCATTTTTAGCTGATGTATTTCAGCAAACATACAAACAGGACTTATTATCATTTTTAACTAATGGCGGCGGCATATTACCCTGGGACGGACTATCTGACGCACAACTGCAAAAAGTTATAGCGCTGACAAATAAACTACCTAACAAATGAACAAAAAATTATTACCTATATTACTACTAGCAGGGGCGGCAGTAGCGTTATTTGCGTTTCGCAGGCGCCCACGCGTAACAGTAACAGCAGAGAGTCCAGAAATACAGACACGCGAGCAATTTTTTAAAGATCAAGCGCCTAGCTTTTTAGATAAGGCAACAGACGTAATTAAAAACGTATTTACCAAGCCGCCGCAGCGTAAAGCAGCAGCAGAGGCGCAACGGCGTGCAGTACAAGTAGCCAAGCAAAAGGGGCAAAGCGTAAAAGCAGTAAAAGCAGTAACGAAAAAACTTGCAACAGAAGGCTTGCCCAGGTTTAGAGGTTTTGACGATATTGACGTACTTTGCTAATACAATAACAATGAATAAAAATTTAATCTACATAGGACTAGCGGCATACTTGCTTTTTTTGTTTTCACGCAAAAAAATAGGTAACATAAATAGCAGCAGCGCCGCTAACGAAGCAAAAAAATTAGTAGCCGAGGCAGTAGATAATACTACTTTTTTGCCTGATGAAACTACTTTTGCAGATGAATATAAAAAAGACAAAAGACAATGCAGATGAAATGCCGCGAATACATAACTGAAACGAAGATATTTTACGCCAGCAGCCAAACAGATACTAATGCTAACAGCGTAATATTTGTAAACCAGGGTACTACTAACGTAACAGTAGACGGCTTTTTGCTAACGCCTAATCAGTCTCTCAACATTACAGGCAATCAAGATGAGATAAATGTGAAAATTTACACGTTTAATTTTAGCGGATCAGGTACAAATCAGCTTACTATTGTCTTAAAAAGATATATTTAGTGTTTGTTAATTTTAACATATTAAACCAGCTAGGCAGTCCTGCTATCAATAGCAATACTTTTGCTAACAGACCAGCGGCAGGGCAGACAGGACGCCTGTTTGTCAGCACAGATACTTTTGAGCTGTATAGAGATAACGGCACGACTTACGACCTTATCGGCGGCCCAGGATCTAGTACGATAACAGGCAGCGGAACAGCAACACAGGTGGCATTTTTTAGCAGTGCGTCAGCACTAACAAGCAGTGCTAACCTATTTTTTGACAATACTAATAACAGGCTGGGCGTTGGTACAGCAGCACCGACACATACAATAGAAGCAAATGGCGATATACTTGCAGAAGCAATATACTTAGATGGTGCAACAGCTGGAAACGGTGCTTTATACTGGACTAGCGACCGCGTTACAGTAGCAAACTACAACGTTGGAGGAATAGTACACATTGAAACAAATGGCGGCCCAGCTGCTGCTATTTTTGGCTCAGATTTTACAGCAACATTTACAAGCGGTATAGGTACAAGAGGCTATACAGGCAGTACAAGTTATGGCGGTATATTCAACGGATCAATAGGCGTAAACACAGCTACGCCGACAGTAGCGCTTGACGTGGTTGGCAAAAGCCTGTTTACACAGACAGAAACATACAGCACAGGGGTAGTGCGCACTAACTTTTTAGACGCTAATATAACAGTAGCGGCAGGCGGTAGCTTTTCTAGTCCTAACGCAATTACAGCATTAGGGGCAACGCTAGACCTTACTTTACAAGGTAGCGCTACAATACCGAGCGGCGCAAGGAGTGGACTAGACGCTTACAACATTGTTAGCTTTACAGGAACTGGCACGCTTACACACAACCAAGGTGGTCAGATACGCGCCTATTCTAACCTGACAACAGGCTGGTCTTTTGCAGGCAGCGCAACAGGAACTATTACGCACCTAGCAGGCCTTCGCGTGCTTTTTCCAGATAATATCAATGCTGCTATAAACGTAACTAATAACTACGCGCTACTAATAAACGATCAGACAGCAAATACAGGTACAGTTACTTATACTAATCGCTGGGGAGTGTACCAGGAAGGGGCAAACGATTTAAACTACTTTGCATCTAATGTATTAATCGGAACTACTGTAAATGCTGGTAATAAGTTAGAAGTAGTAGGAACGGCTAGAATAAATTTTGCAAGTACGCCTGACGGCTATAGAAATTTAGCGATAACTTACCCAAGTACATTTGCTACTAGGCTTACAATTGGAGCAAGTAATTTTTATATTGAAAATGACGGAAACCCTGAAACTTTTACTTTCGTAAATACAACAGGTAGCGGAATTTTTGACTGGAAAAACGGAGTGAGCGCAACACAAAGAATGAGGCTAGATGGTAGCGGAAATTTAGGGATAAATACAAGTCCTAGTTTTAAACTTGACGTTTATCGTGGCAGTAGTGGAGTAGTTTTAAATTTACAAGGTGTTGATGCTTACGATGCCGAAACTGGGATTACTTTAGCAACTGCAAGAGCAAAAATTTCTGGTTTTTTAAATACTACCGGTGGAACACCAGGTTCAAGTTTACGTTTTTATACTATGCCTGATGGTGGTAGTGTTACTGAACGTTTACGGATTACTAGCGCTGGTGCATTAATTTTTCAAGGCGCAAACACAACAGCAAATTTAGGCGCCGCATTTGAAAATTCCAGTTCTTTATTTGCAATTTATGCAACTGAAGGTGCTGGACTTACAAAAGATATTTTGATACAAAGTGGCGGAAGTGGTAGCGCGCCAAATATGACCTTTAAGGCAAATGGTAATCTACTTATCGGCACAACGACAGACACTGGCAACAAATTAGATGTAAACGGTACTACTCTTTTTAGAGGTCAATCAACAATTTATACTTCAATAAATGGCGGAAATGGCGAATTTTTGAGGTTTGAAAATACTTTTGGCGGCGCAAATGATTGGTCAATAGTTTGCCCTAGTCTTAATGATCTAGCAATAAGAAACATAAGCAATAATTACACTGCAATTTATATCGCAAATGAGGCTACTGCCGCTGACATTGGTATTAATGGATATGATAGAGCAGGCGGCGAAGGAGTGATTTTTATAGCAAATAGATTGCAAGCACCAAATACAAACCCAACTGGCGGCGGTGTATTATATGTAGAATCTGGCGCATTAAAGTATAGAGGATCAAGCGGAACAGTAACAACAATAGCAAACGCATAAAATACAACAAATGGGATATTCAATTCAACCAGTCCAAATTTGGACTAACGGCGAGGCAGAAAGCGGCAATTTTATTGACGCTAGTATTGTAAACGACAACCTTAGCGATTACGCGCAGTTTTACTGGCAAATCAGTAGCGTAACAGGTAGCGGCGAAGATCAGACTAAACAAAGCCTAGCGCAAGGCAATACGTCAATTAGCGGTGCTGACTATACAGCGTGGGGCGCAAGTGGCGATATCAATAAGGCGGCGTATGAGTATATTTGCACGCAGTTAAACTTAACACTAATACCCTAAAAATATGGACAAACTACAACAACTAAAAGCGGCGGCTTACGATATTTTGGCGAATATTGAGTGGCTACAAGCGAAGCTGCGAGAAACCAACCAGCAAATAGCTGAAGAAACAAAAAAACAGCAAGACAGTGGATCTACAAATAGTAACAATAGCAATTAGCAGCCTTTGCGGCTTTGTAGCGTCCTACGCTGCGTTAAACCAGCGCGTAAAATATTTAGAGGACAAAATCAGCAAGCAGGACGATCACGCAGAACGCCTTACCAGGCTAGAAACAAAGCTGGATATATTACTTGAGCATTTAATAAAAGACTAATGAAAAGCCAGGCTGTACGCATAGCAGACGTTATATTCATCGGGCCTTTTATGATCTACGCAAGCAGTAAATTAAAGGGGCAGGATAGAACTATTATGCTAGGCCTGGGAATTGCAACAATTATTTACAACGCAATAAATTATTTAAAATATGAAAAAGCTAATTAAAAACTGGAAAACTACCTTTTTTGGCTTTGCAACAATCGTCGGCGGCGTGGCAGCTATACTAAAAGGCGATTTAGTTACAGGAATCACAACTATTGGCGCAGGACTAGGACTTACCGCCGCTAAAGATTTTGACAAAACAGGTATTTAATGAAAGGCGTAAGGACGTACATAGTGGCATTAGCTGTCCTTGCGCTAATACTAACAGCAACAAAAGTGAGTGCAGCAGCGTTAATACAAAAATTTGAGGGGTTTAGAGATAAAGCCTACCTAGATAGTGCAAATGTGTATACTATTGGATATGGCAGCACGCGTAACCCCATTACAGGTGAAAAGGTTAAAAAAGGCGATACAATAACTAGGGCAAAGGCGCTAAATTGGCTAAAAATACAGACAGCTGCATTTGCAAAAGATATTGACACGCTAGTAAAAGTACCTATTAATGACAATGAACGCACTGCGCTTTTATCATTTGTGTATAATATAGGCACTACTAGGTTTAAATCTAGTACGCTACTACGCAAGCTTAATGCTAATGCGCCACGCGCAGAGGTAGCAAAAGAGTTTATGCGCTGGGTATATGCAGGGGGTAAGGTAGTTAAGGGTTTACAAAACCGCCGCGCGACTGAACAAGCGCTGTTTTTATCATAAACTATTGATTTTATTGGTTTTATTAAGGTCGCTGAATTACAGCGGCTTTTTTTTGCGTTATTTTTTTTGGTTGTATGCAAAAAGTTACTATAAATTCGTATTGACAAACGATTTATTTTACTTAAAACTAACCTATGACCAGTAACCACGACTTAGCGGCTTACAAAAAAATGCTGCTAGACAAAACACAAGCATTACAATTTATTGGATCGCAACTATCAAAGTGCAAGCGCATTACTATTGACGTTACTTTTGATTGTGGCAGCCGCGTAAACATTGAGCAGCGCATTATACCATTTAATTTAGAAATGGAACTGCGCACACTAATTGACGACTCAATAGATTACTACCAGCGACAAATTGTTAATATCAATAGCGGCAATTATGAGCAGCTTTGATCGCGCCCTGTCCTGGTCATACACCTGGCTATTTTGTTTTCCCCTTATGCTATCGCTATTAATAGTAGTAGAATTAGTATTTTTTATTTACAACACAATAAAATTCATAAACCTATGCAAAACGTACATTTTAACGCGCCTGCCTTTCCGCCGCAAGTAGCGCAGGATCCCTTAGGCCGCATTATTGCCCCTATCCCTGGTATGAGCAAACTAGAGTATTTTACAGGGCAGTTACTGCCTTTTTATTTACAGCTTGCGACAACTAAAAAGCTGTCAGATAAAGGCGAAGCTATTACAGCTTTAGACGCTGCTATTAAGACAGCAAAAGAACTAATAACAAAACTAAATACAAACGACAATGAAAACAACACCACACACGACATTAAACAACCCTAAATTTTGGCTGTTAGTTATTTTACTTTTTATGCTATGGCTATCTAGTTATTTAAACTTTTAAAACAAAAAATATGGAAAAAATCAAATTAAGTATGGATACTGTACTGCGTTTACAGTATGCTATTGTCGCTGCTTCAGTATATCCTTATTATTTAAGGTTAAACCCAAATGATGATGGGAAGGCTGCAAAATATGCTCATTTTGCTGCTGTAGAGTTAATACACGAAATAAATAAAGACCTTGACGAATACGTTGCGGAGTATCACTCTGAAGATAAGGAATAAGTAAAATTGTGACAAACGATCAGGAAATTTACGACCTGCTAAAAGCAAGGCGCTACGATCCTATGCGCCGACCAGGGCAGGAACAGGTTATTTTTACCTGTAATGCTAAAATAATAGGCTGCGCCAGTAGTTATATTGTTATTGGTGGCATACCTAAAAGCGGCAAAAGTACATACCTGGGCGCTATTGCTGCAAGCGCACTACTGCCCAAATATCAAGCTGTTTTCGGTCTTAAAATTACCTTGCCTGATGATCGGCAGCGGCTTGCCTATTTTGACACAGAACATAGCGCATTTGACTTTTACAGACAAATGGATAAAATAAGAGGCTTTGCAGGGGTTAGCAACCTACCAGCTAACTTTGACGCGTACAACACGCGTGAGGATATGCCTAACCGCATACGAAAGCTAATAGAGGCCTATTTGCAAGCTAATACAGATTGTAGCGTGCTAATCATTGACGGACTGCTAGACCTTTGCCTAAACTACAATGATGAGAGGGAAACAAGGCTACTGACAAACTGGTTTAAGCGAATAACAAAAATACATAATGTCTTAATGATTGGCGTGCTGCACCTGGGCAAAGGACAAGGGGAAACCTTAGGGCATTTAGGTAGCAATACAGACCGCTGGGCGCAGAGTACCTTAATTGTAGAACGCAACAAAGAAAATCAGCAATTTGTCTTAAAGCCTAAATTTTTGCGCAGTAGTGCTGACTTTGATCCTATTGCCATAATGA